ATTGGTGAAGCTAAGATAATGAATACGCCATACGGTAAGATTGTAAAAGGTCTTATTGATGAGGGTGCCCAATTAGGAGTATCTAGTCGAGGTATGGGTTCATTGGAGCAAAAAAATGGCGCAAACTATGTAGGAAGAGATTTCTACTTAAGAACAGCTGCTGACATTGTTGCTGATCCTTCAGCTCCAGACGCTTTCGTTGAAGGCATTATGGAAAACAAAGAATGGGTGTGGGACAATGGTGTTCTAGTTGAAAGAGATATAGAAGCTTGGAAACTAGAGCTAATTCAAACAAAAAAACGAGCATTAGAAGAAAAGAAATTAAAAATCTTTGAAACTATGCTTAAAAAACTTTAATATTATAAATATCTAGCAAAGTAAAAATAACTAGTTATTTTAAAAAAGAGGAGATTTCTCAAATGGCCGAAACAGAAAAACAAGTAGAGGCGTTGGAAAAAGAGGTACAACCTGTAGAAGAAGCAAATGCTGCTAATCCACAGGCTGACGCTCCGAAAAAGAATGCTGTAGCGGCAGAACCTTCACCGTTGAAAAATGACGCTGAAGATTTAGGCGCACCAGTTGTTAAACCATCTGACAGCAATCCTGACGCAACTAAAAAAGTTAGTCAAGTTTCAGACGTTGTGTCTAAATCAAGTCAAGTGGCTGCTGAGCCATCACACTTGAAGAAGGCAAAAATGGAAGAAGCTGACAAAGAGAAATCAGACAAAGACGACAAAGCAGAAGCAATGCACGACAAAGAAGACGAGAAGAAAAAAATGATGAAAGCTGGAACTATGATGAAAGCTGGTTATCATAAAGAAGAATCTGAAGAGTCTTATGATGTTAAAGCAGATGTTGACGCACTTGTCGGCGATTCTGATTTATCTGAAGAGTTTAAAGAAAAGGCTGCTACTATTTTTGAAGCTGCTATTAAATCAAAAGTTAAAGCTGAAACAGCTAAACTTGAAGAAGAATACGCTCAAAAATTAGAAGAAAGCCAAGAATCTTTTAAAAGCGAATTAACTGAAAAAGTTGACTCTTACCTAAACTACGTTGTAGAAGAGTGGATGAAAGAAAATGAAATCGCTATAGAAAGAGGAATTAAAGGTGAGATCGCTGAAGACTTTATTGGTGGTCTTAAAAAACTATTTGAAGATCATTACATTGATGTTCCAGATGAAAAATATAACGTCTTGGAAGATCAAGCTTCTAAAATAGAAGACTTAGAGAAGAAACTTAACGAAGAGATCGAAAAGAACGTTGACCTTCATAAGAGTAACAGTGAGTTAAAAAGACAAGACATCATAGATGAAATGTCAAAAGACCTTGCTGATACTGCTAAAGAAAAGTTTGACGGACTTACAGAATCAGTTGAGTATTCTACTGAGAATGACTTTAGAAAAAAAGTTGAGACACTAAAAGAGTCTTACTTTGGTACTAAAGAAGAAGCTAAAGGTAGTGATATAGATGATGTAGCGGCAGGCGCTGAACCAACTGAAACAGTTGATTTAACGAATGCTATGGCTGCTTATACCGCCGCTATTACAAAAACAAAAGACATTAAACTGTCTAAAAAATAATAGAAAAGAGGGAGAAAAACAAAATGTTTTTATCTGAACAAGTAGAAAAAAAATGGCAGCCAGTCTTAGAACATCCTGATTTACCAAAAATCACGGATTCATATAGACGTGCCGTTACAAGCGTAATCTTGGAAAACCAAGAGAAAAGTTTAAGAGAAGATAAGGCGTTTATCTCTGAAGCTGCTCCTGCTAACCAAACAGGATCTAGCGTTGACAATTGGGATCCAATCCTAATTTCATTAGTAAGAAGAGCTATGCCAAATCTAATCGCATATGATATATGTGGAGTACAACCAATGACTGGTCCAACTGGTCTTATATTTGCTATGAGAAGCAGATTTACAAGTCAGTCTGGAACAGAAGCGTTGTTTGACGAAGCAGATACAGATTTCTCTAGTAGAAATGCTGCTGGTGACTCAACAACAAATACTGGTGTAACAGAACAAAGAGGTACTAACCCAGCGATTCTTAACGACAGCCCAACAGCTGGACAAGAATATTCAACTGGTCAAGGTATGACAACTGCTTATGCTGAAGCATTAGGTGATTCATCTAACAATGCTTTTGCTGAAATGGCTTTCTCAATTGAGAAATCAACTGTGACTGCTAGAAGTAGAGCTCTTAAAGCTGAGTACACTATGGAATTAGCACAAGACCTTAAAGCTATTCACGGCTTAGACGCTGAGACTGAATTGGCTAACATCCTATCTGCTGAAATCTTAGCTGAGATCAACAGAGAAGTTGTAAGAACAATTTACATCAATGCTGAAAAAGGTGCTTCTGCTAACACTGGTACAGTTAACACAACAACTGAAGGTATCTTTGACTTAGATACAGACTCAAATGGTAGATGGTCTGTTGAGAGATTCAAAGGTCTTATGTTCCAAGTTGAGAGAGAAGCTAACGCTATCGCTCAAAGAACAAGAAGAGGAAAAGGAAATATCCTTATTACTTCTTCAGACGTTGCGTCTGCTCTTCAAATGGCAGGTGTACTAGACTATACTCCAGCGTTAAACAACAATCTAAACGTTGACGACACAGGCAATACATTTGCTGGTGTATTAAACGGTAGATACAAAGTATACATTGACCCATATGCTGCTAACCAAGCTGCTAAACAATACTTTGTAGTAGGTTACAAAGGTACTTCACCTTATGACAGTGGTTTATTCTACTGCCCATATGTACCACTACAAATGGTTAGAGCCGTTGGACAAGACACATTCCAACCTAAAATCGGTTTCAAAACAAGATATGGCTTACAAGCTAATCCTTTTGCTGAAGCTGGTACAGGTGACAATGCTGTTATCAATGGTGCTGGTAATGCTAACGCTAACAGATATTACAGAAGAGTACAAGTTACAAACTTAATGTAATATTTGCTTATAATCTTATAAAGAGGGGGCTTTATGCCCCCTTTTTTTTTGGTCGTATAAATAAATTAAACACTTATGTTAGGAAAAATAATGAACTACAAATTTACAGCAACTATTATTATGTTATTTGTATTGTTTGCTATTATGGTTTCTGATAAAAAAGAAATTAATTATTTCTGGTTTGTGCCTGGTGTTGACTTAGATAAAAAGATAGAAGAACAAAAACAAGTTGATAAAAACTTGACTGAAACTGAGAAGAAAATGATAGATAAAGCCACTGAAAAAGAGTGGGAAGAAGTAGATAAAGAAACAGATAAATAGTAGTATGACAACTACAAACAGTTACAGTAGACAACCAACAAAACTTGATTATGCGTCACCAACGCAGTTTAAGTTTAGTATAATTAAATTACCTAAAGTAGAGTTTTTTGTTACTGAAATAAATTTGCCTGGTATAGAGTTAACTTCATTAACACAAAATACTACACTTAAACAGATACCCATACCTGGTAATGATCTATCATATGATCCGTTATCACTAACATTTATGGTAGATGAGAATTTTGAAAACTACCAAGAGATACACGGTTGGTTAGTAGGTTTAGGTTATCCTAGAGACAATTCAGAATTTAGAAATCTAGCTCAATCAGGTAATGACAGATTTCCTAATTCTTCTCAAAGCGTAAGTACAGAGATAGGTAAAGTTAAATATAAGGCTGCTCAAGCAGGTGGTACTTATAGTGACGCTACTCTTACGACTTTAACAAGTAAAAATAATTCACAATTAGAAGTAAGATTTAGAGATATATATCCTACTAAATTGTCAGGATTAGCATTTACACAACAAGCAGGTGATATAAATTATCTAACTGCTACTGTTGATTTTAACTATTTGGTTTATGACTTTGCTACTGTAGGTAATAGTAGAACAAGTGTGACTACAAGCTAACCAAACTTTACATTTTTAAAGTTTTGTGTTATAATGAAAGTTTATGATTATTATAGGATTAAATAGACATCACAACGGAAATGCCTGTATTTTAGAAGACGGTAAAATCATTTATTCAACCGAAGAAGAAAGATTAAATCGTGTAAAATACGAGGGCTCACCTTTTTTAAACTTACTAAAAATTAAAGAACTAGCACCTTGTATAGATGGTGTAGCGATTGCTGGCTTTGATAAACTAATACCTTTTGAAAAATATACAAGTGTTAATTATTATGAAATGTTATTTAATAGATTATATAAAAATCAAAAATTTGTTAATAGAAGTTACGATCAGTTTCATCATTTAACACATGCCGCTGGTGCTTTTTATAACTCTGGTTTTAAAGAGGCAATATCTGTTGTATTTGATGGTGACGGATCTCTATGGGAAGAAGGTATTGAAAAGTATTCTGCTTTTCATTGTAAACATCCATACGACATAAACAAATTAGAAAAAGAATTTTTTGATTATGATGAACCATATAGTAAAACAAATACTTTAAGTTTAGGCAATTACTTTGCCGCTATAGCAGATCATTTAGGTATGAATCCTTTATTTGACGCAGGTAAAGTTATGGCACTTGCCTCTTATGGCAAAAATATTATAGAAGACTTTGATAGTTTTTTCGATCATAATTATTTTATAGAGCCTAGATTAGTTAGAATGAGTTGTTTAAATCATAATCACCCTATGTTTGAGAAAACAAAATTAATGAATGATTTTCAGGCGTCTGCTGATTTAGCATTAACAGTACAAACACATACTGAAAATATAATGATTAAAAAGATACATGATTTAATAGATAAACATGGTGTAAAAAATATATGTTTATCAGGTGGCTATGCTTTAAATTGTGTTGCTAATTTTAAATTAAGACAAAGTTTACCTGAAGATATTAACTTAT